CTTCTTAGCTGCCATTTTTTCTTGCCTCCGTTACTGTCTCCAGCCACCAGATTAGGTCCGGTATCGTCATTGCCTCAATCACATCGGGCTCCCAATTAGTTAGTGCGACTAGGACCCCGACCCCCCGGCGCCAGTCCCCGGGGACGTTGCGAAAAAATCTTGCGTGGCCTCGCTCAATGCCGCAAAATCGTCTAGCGATAGCTGCTCGAGTGTGCCCGGTGGCAATTGACACAACGATTCCATTATTGCCAACATTACGCCAATATTCCCATCGATTAGCGCGTCCATGGCGCTGCCGTCGTAGCCGTTGGACAACATATATCGCTCGGCTGCTAGCATGTCTCCGACCCTTAGACTATGCCGAAAATGCAGTGTAGACTTCTCCGCACCGCCGACGCGGATCGGAGTTGTAAGTTTGATTTCCTTATCCATTTTTGACCTCTTAACTGTTTGATTTTATAAGAAAATTGACTTTTCAAGCCGCGATGCGGCCCAATAATTACAGGCGTTTGGCGTTGCCGGGCGTGCATTCGTAGCGCAGATCTAAGGTCCCGTCCTCGGAGCTCTGGCTCGGATCTGACACCTCGACTGCGTCAACCCAAATATACGATTTTCCGCTCATCAGATCAAGCTGGACATTGACGCCGTTTTTGCCTTGAACATCGGTCTCGTTTATGTTATCGAGCAGGATTTTTAGCTCGATGAACGGGATTACGGGCTCGGCCCGCACACCTGTGCGACCGGACACCACTTCTACCGTAGTGTTTTTTTGCGCAGCGATTGAAAACTCTGGATACTCGACGACGGTTACTTCAACGCCGTCAATCGTGACTCTCTTGACTCCACCGGTTACGGTCATAGCACACCTCCTAGACTAGCCGAAACGCGACCCTGCCCGCCATGACAGCCAGCCAGCCGGTTAATTGCGGCGGATATAGAACGTTGATTTGATTAGGGTTTTCTTCGTCCCGTTCAACGATCAATTCCGCCATGAATTTGTCCACGTTCTGGACCAACGCGGCATCTTGGCGTCGCATGTATCGCGCCAAAAACCACCCCCGGATCTGTTCCACCGTAGCGGACCTCACCCCCGGGGCCGCTGGCGAACTGGCCAACGCGCTGCCGCTGTATTCCCGCAAGAAATCCTGCCTATCCTGTCGGATCAGGCGCATCAAGATAGCCAAGGTCCGCTGGTCGAATAGTGACCTATCCGGGGACCCATGGGCGTCGGTAGTATATGACGTCCTAGCCCTGGATAGATAGCTAGTATTCGACACATGGGAGACCGTCGCAAGCCCATATTTTAACAAGATATTTCGCTCAACGACGGTTAAGGAATCCTCTGGCAATGGCGGCAAGACGCCGTATAATTCGAGGCCGGAAAAGCCCTGGGCCAAGGTGGCATCGGCGGCGTCCATTTGATGCTGCGCAGTCAGTGCACCCAACGCCGCGGCGGCGATCCAGGGCGGTGTAGGTGACCCCGCCAACCCCAGCACGGTAGTATACTGGTCGTTGGGGCCCGTAGATGCCCAGCTCGTCAGGGCTTCATAGGTCCCTGATACTGCAGTATTGACTAGGCCATATACGCTTCGTAGTGGCGACCATCTGGACGCCATCTCGATTTTGATGGCCTGCAGGGACCCTGCATCAGTATATGGATGAATAATAGTGTCGTACTCGGTATCGCCCAACGTAGCTAATGATGTCTCGAGATCCGGCACGCCGGCCCCGGCCGACATGGCCCCGATGCCGATGCCAACGCCATCGGGTAACTGCTCTCTGCGATACCCCTGGCGGATATCATAGCTAGACCCCAGGGCTGCCGCGTGTTTGAATGTAAAGGTTACCGTGGCGTTATCTGTCGTCGCCGTGACTGATAACTCGGCCTTGGCATTGACGGCATCTTTGATCTTGCCGGCGATAGCATTGGCGGTGTCATCGTCATCTACCGCGACGGGAACATACACGCCGCCGATATACAGCGGTATGACGCCTGCCTTGGCGCCGGCCGCCGTGACCGTGCAGATAGCTGCCGGTGCAGTCCCTGCAGGATCCGCCTGGGGCAACGCCCATACTTCAGCCGCTGGATACGCCTTTTTGACATGCTCGACCATACCCGCTAGCACGGATCCGGCCCCGAATAGCCCCCCGGCAGCCCCGGCTGACGGAATAAATATTGGGATATCCTCGGTAGCAGACCCGCCTGACAGCATCGGTCCCATCACGAGTACCCTTGACGCGCTCCGTCCGCCCACGCCCGTCTGGGAGTGGTCGATTTCAAAGTAGACCCCGGGTTCATCGGGGACGGAAAATCCGAACGATATTGCCATATTACTTGCCCCCTTTTTTTGCGACCGGGATATTAGCAGATACCTCGATCACTCCCTTAGCAGCGCGCCTAGTCCAATAACCCCCCGGTCCTGGCCACGCCACCTTGATCCATTCGCCCGCCCGGAGCGGAGTGGCGTCGGGTTCGGAGGGGTTTGGGATCACCGCTCCGGGACGGGCTTTAACGTATTTATATCTCATAATTCACCTTTCCAGCTCGTTAAATATCGCTTTTCGTGCTCCACATCAACCATCATAATTTCAATGGGTTCTGGCTCAAATCGGTCTAGATCTAGTCGGCGCGTGACCTCGAACGTTATAAGCAGGGAGCCCCTGCGATAATCTCCGTCGCCTAGACTGCCGAAATCGGTACTTTTCCAAGTGATTGATCCTAGATCTGGCCCCCAGGTCCTAAGAATCGTCGACAATATCGCGACCTCGAGATTTGACAGCGCATCAGCCAGCGGCGTATCACCGGTACCCTGGGCGACCGCTTGGATCTCCAGCAGCGTCGTTACGTTATAATGGTTCCCCGTGATAGACAGCGGATCCGCCGTGTTTTTGGGCGTATAAACGATTATCGCCGGCAGCAACCGCGGATTTAGCGGCGTGGTCAGCGAGTCATAGACTACACCGATTTTCGCAGCGCTCAATTGCTCGACACAATGTGCTCTAATCGTTTTCGTCGTCATCGTCAAAATCCATCAAAAGACAAAGGGTTAACCCGTATCCAGCCCGGTGTACGTCGACGATTTCGAACGATTCGCCCCCCACCTCGACGCGATCGCCGATCTGCGCCCGGTGGGGAAGCGTTTCGTCCCTAATGATAATAGCCGGCTGAGTGACTGACATCATGGCCCCGCCCTGTACTGTCTGTGAGACATACGCGCGATTGTAATCACCCATGATTTCGGTTACTTGGTCGCCTTGTGTAAAGACGGCCTTGACCCCGAAAGATCGGGTAATTTGGCGCGCTAGCGCGGCTTGGTGTCGTAGCCAATCCATCTAGTCTACCTTACGCACGGTCACTAGCAACACCCCGCCGATTACAGCATCGGACTTGGTTATATACCATTTTGCCCCGGCAGTGACCCGGAGCAAGTCGCCGTCATCGAGGGGCACGATCATGTTATTGTCGGTATCGTCAGCAGCCATTTCGCCGACCTTATCACCGGTCTTGCCTGTCCCAGTGTGAATCTCGACCTTTCCGTCGGTACTCTTAGGTACAGTGATATTTTGCTCGATCTTCAGGACCTCGCAATCAAAGTCCGGGAATTCGAACTCAACTTCGGTGGCTCCGGTCGTCTTAAATACCACCGGGAAAATCTTACCATCTAAGCCAGCCTGGTCCATAACAAAATGAACCACCTCACGGATAGCCGCCCCGGCATCAGTAGAGTCCATCCCCGTGTCCCCAGGCGAGAACGAAACTTCGTCCGCGTCCACAGGGCCTTCGCCCTGGGCAGGCGGGATCACCGTGCCTGCCAAGCGCACGTCGACGTCGCCGAGATCGATAGCGTCGGCCGTTCCAATCTGAGACCTGGTGCCCCCACTAGAAGCGTAGCACTTGCCATCATCCCAGTATACCGGTGCGCCGACGCCCGCAAAAATCTGCCCGTCCGCGACCGGCAGCGTCACAATGCCGACGGTCAAAGCGGAATAGGCCTCACCCTCGTCAGCGGACGTCTGCGCAATGTGGAATTCGCCCCCCAAGAGACGCCCTTCGCCCGCCTCAATGCCCCCTGACGGGGCGGTTCTCGTAACAATTTCACTGATTTGTACAAAATTTTTCATGATTAGCCCTCCCCGTCCCCGGGATTACGAACGAATTGGCGATAATCGGTTAGACCGATGCCGAACCAGTCCCGCACCTTAAAGCTCAAGGTATCATTGACAAATTCGGGGTAGCGCTCGATAACTGCCCCGCCATCGCGATCCAGCCAGCCATATTCAAGCCCCCTAGCTTTGCCGGTGCATAGAATCACTTCCTCGTCGTCCAGTCCAGGCACGTATCTGATAGCATTTTCGCCGTACAGGTTGACGATTGCGATGTCCTTGGGATCTAAGAGCGCCGTGATAGGAGTATAGATCTGACGGATCCGTTCGTAGGCGCTGATACCGCATAGCGCGATAGTCCCAGGACGCCCCACAATCACGCCCGATCTGGATTTTTGCGCCTTTAACATGCTATCCATACCGTTTAAAACGGTGGCGGTGATGTTAGTTCCCGGATTTACTAGGTTATTATGCTCGGCGGCGAATACATCGATGCCGTCAGCCATCTGGCCACGGAATGCCCTCAAAGCCGCGGATGATCTAGTGCGCCCAATAGTGTCGCCCAATTGTCGCAGCATAGCAGGCACAGCGGCTAACTCGTCGTTGATTAGCATTTCTTCAGTAATGACCAATAGCCCGCCGTATTTCTTCGGCGTCACGAACTCGGCTGAATCCTCGGCAGTCAAGGCCTTGTACGGCGCAGCCTCGGTTACTTCCGCCAGCTCGCCTAGGAGACTGACAGATGCTACTGGTCTAGTGTGGGTGGTTGAAAAATTGACCTGATTCCCCAGGTCTTTCCACCAGTTATAAGTCTCATCGGCTTCTGCGTCGGCTTGAAGTCGGGCCCCCAGGATTCCGGCAAAAATGACCGAAAAATCAGAAGTGGTCAGGGTCCCCAGGGTTGACCGGCCAAAGGCCGCCCGGACCAGGTCCCTGTCGTCAACGCCCAGGGTCTGGATGCCAGCGCTTTTCATCTGCGCATGGATCTGACGCATGATTGAATCTCGCCGGACTGGTCGCCCGTTTAGGGCGGCGTTCAGGACCTTTCGGGTTTCGGTCTCCCAAGACTCCGAACCCCGCGAAATGATGGCATTATTGGCGTTGATTTCGGCCGCCTTGGACGCTTGGATCATGTGCTCAAGCGCCCGTTTTCGTGCCACATCGACAGTGACAGATGCATCGGTGGACATTTCGTCTACCACCTCGGCCGGCATACCTGCCGCATTCGCGATCTCCCTAACCTGTCGTTGCCGATCCAAGTCCCCTTGAATGGCGTCCCTCTTGACCTGCTCGACGTCAACTGACTCCGTAGGGACATTGACGCCTGCAGTGGTCGCTTCGGTTTTCTCCATGTTTTCTACTCCTGTTACGTGTAGAGATCTAAACCCTGCGGTGACGTCCGCAGGCGCATACACTACCGATACCTCAAACGGTTCCCAATCGGTAACCGTCCGGATTTCTTGGCCATTTTCGTCTAGACTTGATATGTAGTCGTAAACGAAATAACCCATCGAAACGCCAGGGTAATCGCCCCTTGCGACGCCCTGGGCAACTTTATTTTGCTCGAAAAGTCGTACTTTTGCAAGCAATTGGCCGCTTTTTACACGGACTGATCCAGGGACCACCCGGCCGATGGCGTCTCTGACGCTCCAGCCATGATCCAACATTAGCAGCCCCGTTCGATCTAGTCGCTCGGTCCGTACGGCTTCGGGCTCCATGGACAGGACTTCAAGATATTCCGCCCCATTTCGGGCGGTCCGGCCCACTGCAACACCCGTGCCCAGGGACATCTCGACGGTCCAATTTTCGGCGTCGAGCGTGCTCGGGGATAAGTCCAGCTTGCGAGCAAAAGATTCGTTCGGTTTTTCGTTTTCGCTCATTATTCGGCCTCCATGACTGTTTGCAACGCCCCAGACAGTGATACCTGGCTCGGGTCGCCATCGGATACTATGCCTAGATCCTTACGTTTTTGAGCATCCAGCGCGATATCGCGGTTCACTTCGTCGGGATCTCTGCCCTCGGATTCGATGATCTCCGACCTGGATCTTAGCCCTGCGCGCATCTCAAGCAACGCCGCCTTGACCTCGGTCAGCCGGTCTGCCGACTGCGACCTAGGGGCGGACCATCTAACTGGGTAGTCTCCAGGGGGTAACTGCCCCGACACTACGCATGCCCGGATGAATGCATCCCATAGCGGATCCAGGACCAACGGCACAAAAACGGACTCGCGCATGGCCCTGATATGCTTATCTTGCTCGATTAGGCCCAATTTCGCCTGGGCGAAGCTGGCATCGGACATATCGCCGGTTAAGACATGGTACGACAGGCCCACGCCGGCGGCAATTTCCCGATGAGACACGGCCAAAAATTCTTTAATATTTCCAGGCGGTTGTGGATTGGTGTATTTGACGGTCTTGCCGTCGGGCAAATAAGCGATCATCCCAGGACCTAGGCGCTCTATGGGCGATCCGTAGGAATCGGTCACCAGCCTGAGACCGTCCTCTGCACCGTCCAGGGCCAGCCCGTCGGGTAAAAATGCCGGTGGCTCCGGGGAATCTCCGCCCTCGACGGCCATAACAAGTGTCGCCGCCGCCCTAGTAGCTACTCGGATAGCCTCCATGTAGCCTTCAAGATCCCACAGCGCCATCAGGACCGGGGCCATGATGGGGACGCCTCGGATCTGCCCTGGGCGATCCGCCGTAAAGCAGTGAATTATCTGCTCCGCAGGCACGCGGATTAGCTTGCCTGGCGCCTGTAGGGTGTCTCCGGGGTGGTGGTCTAGTATGTGATAGGCGATCTTTTCACCGTTTACATCAAACTCAATCCCGCTTGCCAGATCTGGTCGCTCGATAGTGTTCAACGGCACGTGCTCGGCCTCAAATAGCTTGATTTTTAAGGGAATTTTGCCGTTCGACACAGTAACCAACTGGGCAAATGCTTCACCGGACACTATCCATGTTCGGCACATCAGCCGTTGAATCCCGTAGATATCCAGCCCCGAGCCCACCGCTGGGCGCTTGCCCCATTGTTGCCATAAATCGTAAATTTTATTAGCTTTTTCGACGTCGGTATCAACGGTAGGACGGATCCCGGTCAAAACGATGGAATCCACCAGGGCATTGACCAGTTTTGACCCGTGGGGATCATTTTGCGCCCTGTCCCGGGACCTTGCTCGCAGCATCTCCAGGTCTCTGGCGACCTCGGATACGGGGCCGGATCTGGACCCCCACCAGCGATCGGCTCTATCGAGCTTAGCCCCGGAGTAGCTCCGGGTGCTCGCCCTGGGGCTCGATTGCGGCTTAGATGTCAGCGCCGCCCAGGCGCGTTTAAATCGCCCCATGCCTCACCTAAATCGAATAATGCCGTGATTTTTACGGCTTTTCGGATATAGCCGCGCCTTCAGATAACTGATGGCCTTCCTCATATCCTCAAACGACCGATAAGTTATTGAATTTCCAAAGGAATCCCGGACCGATGTAACACCTTGTGCCAAAGCGGACTCCAGTATTCTAAGGTCCTGTAATGTATAGGCTTTTTCGTGGTCTACCATCGATGCCCGCTCCCATACCTGTCGCCCCTGGATGGGGCAGGTCTAGGCGCCTGCCTAGCAGGTGCTCTAGGAATTCTGATGGTTTTTGGCGCCGGTGTCAAGCTCTTTTTTTCAGGGACTTTTTCGGGCAGCATTTCTTTGAAATCGACGCCTTCGGCTACTATCGAGTACCCAGCCGCCAGGCAATAAACGAACGTATCTAGGGCCTCATTTCGGGCTGATGGGGACCGTTTTTGCCATGAGATCTTGCCCTTTTTATCGCGGACTCGCTCCTCCGATGTTAGCTGGTGCAAAAACGTCGGGTGCTCGTCAATGACATGCTCCGGGATGTGGACGTATAGAGGCCCTGG